ACAATCATTTAAAACATATGAGTTGTGCTATCTACAAAATAGAAAAGAAAGTAGATTGGATTCAAAAAGCAATGCTTACAGGAATGGGTGCACTTGCATTAACTCTCATAGTTATTTTATTTAAACTTAAATGAAGTTAAGTAACAACTTTACGTTAGAAGAGTTAACAAAATCTCAAGAAGCAATAAGACTTGGAATACCAAACGAACCTAATCAAGATCATATTTTTAATTTACAATTACTTTGTCAATATATACTTCAGCCAGTAAGAGATAATTTTAATTTACCTATGACAGTTAGTTCTGGTTATCGTTCAGCAGAGCTTTGTGAGAGAATAGGATCATCTAGCAAGAGTCAGCATACTCGTGGTGAAGCCGCAGATTTTGAAGTATTTGGTGTTCCCAATAAAGATGTAAGTGATTGGATAGTAAATAATCTTGATTACGATCAATGTATATTAGAGTTTTGGACTTCTGATGAACCTAACTCCGGATGGATTCATTGTAGCTATTCAGCGGCTAAAAATAGACGTCAGTATCTTAAAGCATCTAAAGTAGATGGCAAGGTAATTTATTCACCACTTACCTAAAAATAATTTGTTGCATTAATTTCAAAAAGTTGTATGACGCGTTAATGAATAATATTTTAGTACATAAACATTTAATAGTAAGAGCAGAAGCTAAAAATCCTCCAATGGATGAAGCTGTTCTTACAGAGTGGTTTAAGAAATTTATAGATGAAATAGGTATGAAGGTTATGATGGGACCATACGTTAAGTACTCTCATATGATCGGGAATCGTGGAATTACAGGAGCTGCAATCATTGAAACATCTCACATAGTAATGCACGTCTGGGACGAACCTGACCCCGCCTTGCTCCAGTTTGATGTTTACTCTTGTGGTGAATTTGATCCTGAAACAATATGTGAAAAGATAAAGAAAGATTTTAATACAACAAAAATAGAATATAAATTTTTAGATAGAGAAAATGATTTAAGCGAATTACATACTTTAACTTATACTGATCCAATAGCTAAAAATTATGCAAATAAAGAAATAGAAATGAAAAATAATATATTAATGAAAAGTCGTAAAGAAGTTGAAATTAATGGTAATGGAACTTCTGGATATACAATTAAAGAAGGTATTCATAAAGGTGTAGTTTTAGGGCATATTACAAGAGAAAAATCAGTCATTGAAAATTAATAATTAATACCTATATTTTATAAAAACAACTTATAGGAGAAACTATGTTTACATATGCTCAAGTAAAAGAATTTTGGAATAACTATCTTAAAAATTCTGAACAGTTTTTTAAAGACTGGCAAAAAGATGTACTAGATACATTAAAAAAATAAATGATACCTTATAATGACGAGGAGTGGAAATTTATATCCACTCCTTCAATTCTTCACCCATAATTTGAGAAGCAATATCAATCTTCTTACGAAGAGCTTTAACAATCTTTTCATCAATAGTCTTCTCCGCAATTAAATCAATATAGGTCACTGATTTCTTTTGACCTATACGATGAGCTCTATCTTCTGATTGCAATCTTTTCTCAAGATCATAACCATTAGAATAATATATAACTGTATTGGCCGCAGTTAACGTAATACCATAACCACCAGTTTGTGGGTTGCCCACGAAGAAACGGAACGGTGAACGCGGATCTTGAAAACGTTCTATATTCTTTTGTCTTTCATCTGAATCAATAGCACCATAGTATTGTACAACAGAATCTTCTCCATATTCTTTTTTAATAGCTTCAACAATACGTTCAATATCATAGATGTAATTGGCCCATATAATTGCTTTACCTTCTGTTTCTTCAAGAATAGACATTAGTTCTTCTATCCTATTATTTTTAAGTTCTTGAATCTTTCCATCATCTGATTTGAAATGACCACAAGTAATTTGATGTAATCTCATTAATTGAGTTAATACATTAGGTGCAGTTAATAACTTTCCATTTAAAGTAGCTAATGCCATTTGTTTCATTGTAGAATAAAGTTTTGTTTGTTCTTCTGTAAGTTCTACTTCTCTTCTAATATAAATTTTTTCAGGTAAATCTAAACAATCTTCTTTCAATACACGGTAAGAAAATGGTTCTATTAATTTAGATAACTCATCTAGTCTTTGATAACTTTTAACTATTTGAACTCTACGACCACCAAAGTTTCTTTCTATCATGTGCGCATATCTAGATCTAAATGCATAATAAGAACTAAAACCCAATAGATCTTCATTAAGAAAACCACATTGAGTATATAAGTCTAATGGACTTTTAGTAATAGGAGAACCTGTAAGTATTCTTCTATATTTAGCTAGCTCTGATAATTTTAAAATTGATTTAGTTCTTTTAGCTGATGGTGTTTTAATAGTTGTAGATTCATCTACAGCAATTAAAGTATTGTGGCATGATAAAAATTTACGTACAAAAGTTAAACCTTTTGTAGTTGATAAAGCTTCAACATTCATAATAAAGATGTGAAGGTTGTAGTCTGTTTCAAACAAAGATTGATACTCTTTATCTTTTGTTTTGGATGTTAAAGCCGTCCATAGTACACTTTTATATTGTATGTGGCTAGGCATATGTGTAGGTATTTCTGAAGATAACCAATTTCTATAAACACCTTTTGGTGCTATAATTAGCGCCGCATTTATTTTACCTTTGTCATATAGTATAGCTATATTATCAATAAGAACTTTAGATTTTCCAGTTCCCATTTCCATAAAATATGCATACTCTTCTTTATCCCAAGACTTTTCTAAAGCAACTAATTGATGCTCATATGGCTTGGTTTTAAATCTATAATCTCTAACCATAAATAATTAAATTCTTTCTATTGACATTATAAATAAAGATCATTATATGATTTGTCAAGAGAGAAATAAAAGAATGAAAAATAAAATATTTGAATTATATAAAGATAAAAGTCTTGTAGAATTTTTAGAGTTTAAAAAAGAAAACCCTAAAGAAAATTTCGTGTATGTATTACAACATCCACCAGCTAATATAAATATATTAAGCGCTTCTAATTTTGGATATTTAGTTATATGTCTTGCCTACTTTGATCAAGTTGCATTTAATGCAGCACCTTTCGTATTTAAGATGCGAAAGAACTTGAAAGATTTTACAAAGCAAGATTATATATTGCTTACAGGAGATCCGGCGGTCATTGGTATCTCTTGTGCTATAGCAAGTGACATGACCAATGGCCAATTTAACCTCTTGAAATGGGATCGTAGAGAGTTTAAATACTACCCAATAGAATTCGATCTCTATCAGAAAGGATAACAATGAGTGATGATGTAAAGAGTATGATGCTAGAAGATTCAACAGATCTTTTAGATAATGTGGAAGTAACTACAATAGCAGCTGAATGTCAAAAACTAAAAAGTTTACAAGATGATATTGAGCGTGCTGAAGAACATGTAGATAATTTAAAAAAGATGGCTGACGATATTAGTTCTAGAGTGATACCTGAACTGCTTGCAGAACAAGGTTTAACTTCTTTGAAACTTGCTGATGGATCATCTGTAACTGTAAAAAGAGAATACAGATGTACTCTCCCTAAAGAGGATGAGAGAAGACAATCAGCGTATAACTGGCTTCGTGAAAACGGTCTAGGTGACATTATTAAAAATAATGTAATTGTGACTTTTGGTCGTGGCGAAGATGACAAGGCACAACGTTTGTTGGACCTTGCGGCGTCAAACGGTTTTGAACCAAATCAGAAATCTGATGTGGCTTGGAACACTTTGACAGCCCTATTTCAGGAGCGTGTCGAGTCCGGGCTCGACATGCCTTCTGATGTCTTTAGTACTTGGATTAAAGACACAACTAAAATAACCCGTAAATAATGGAGAATGAATGATGGCTAATGAAGCAATGGTAAAAAAACCAGTAACCAATGGTTCTGTCGCTTTGTTTGGAGATGATCTAGACAAAGGTTTTGAAAATATGACGCAACAAGATCTTGCGTTACCTTTCATAAGAATACTTGGTCAATTATCACCACAGGTAACTGAAGGTGATTCTAAATATGTTACAGGCGCTAAACCTGGAAACATATACAATACAGTTACGAATGAACTGTATGATGGTAAAAAAGGAATTAAAGTTATTCCTTGTTACTATAAGAAAGACTATCCAGAATGGTCTGATAGAGGAGAAGGATCTGCAGCTCCGGTTGCATTACATGCTCCCAACAGTCCAGTGATAGCTACAGGTAAGAGAGAAGGATCTAAAATTAGATTACCTAACGGTAACTATTTAGAAGAGACTGCATCTTACTATGTAATGGTAGAAACTAAAGCAGGTGGTTATACTCCAGCTTTAATTACCATGAAGTCAACTCAACTCAATGTGAGCAAGAAGTGGAACGCAATGATGAAAACTGTTCAGATCTCTGACGGTAAAGGCGGATTTGCAGTTCCTCCAATGCATGGTGTTGTATACAACTTATCATCTAACTTACAAAAAAATGATAAAGGTAGTTGGTATGGTTGGGTAGTAACACAAGACCGAATTCTAGAAACTAAAGATAAATCTTTGTACTTAAGTGCAAAGGGTTTCTCTAGTGATGTAAAAAGAGGATCGGTGCAAACAAGAGCTGATGTAGAAGAGAAGATAACAGAGAACGTACCGTTCTAGGTTAATTAAGAAACGGGGCTCGGTAATACGGGCCCCAACAAATATGGCAGTTTATGAAAGAAAAATTTAAAGAAATATTTACTGGCTTTAAAACAGCTTATGGTCAGTATCAAAGAGGTGAGCGTGGAGAAAACGGAAAACAAAAAGGAAAAGCATTCATTGTTAGAAAAGAAGTTGTTGATAAGCTATGGGAAGATCATCTTAATGGTGTTGATCCTGCTCTTGGTATTATTCCTATTAATGAAGATAACAACTGTAAGTGGGGTTGTATTGATGTTGATCAGTATAATCTTAATCATACTGAATTAATAAAAAAGATAAGAGGTTTAAAACTTCCACTAATAGTCTTTAGATCAAAGTCTGGTGGAGCACATATATTTTTATTTACTAAAGAATTTATATCTGCATCGTTGATGCAGTCTACACTTAAAAAGATTTCGGATGCTTTAGGATATCAAGGAGTTGAGATATTCCCTAAACAAACTGAAATACTTGTGGAACGTGGGGACACAGGTAATTTTTTAAATTTACCCTACCATAACCAAACCAAAGGATTACGATATGCGTTCGACGATAATGGCACCGCTTTGTCACTTGAGGAATTTTTTAAGCTCTATGATATTTACGCGTGCAGCAGGGAAGAAGTTGAGAAAATTCAAATCAAAGAAGAGAAGATAGAAGAAGCATTTAAAGATGGGCCTCCATGTTTAAATAGATTAGCTCGCGACGGCTTTGGCGAAGGATCTAGAAATAATGCATTGTTTAATATCGCCATATATTTTAAACAATCTGATCCAGATTTTTGGCAAGATAAAGTCGTTGCAGCTAACTTAAATTACATGAATCCACCATTAGGTAATAGTGAAGTACAACAATTATTAAAATCAATTGGTAAAAAAAGTTACGATAAATACAGATGTAAACTTCCACCTATTGTAGATGTTTGTAATCCATCTTTATGTAGAACTAAAAAGTTTGGTGTAGGTTTAGATGAAGAGAGTATGCCTTCTTTAAATAACTTAATAAAATATAACTCTAATCCACCACAGTATTTTTTAAATGTAGGAGAGGGAGAAGAAGAAAAAAGAATAGAATTAAAAACAGAACATTTAGCAAATCCAGTTATGTTCTCCATTGCAATACTTGAAAAAGCAGATCTTGTTATACCTAAACTTAAAGATAAAGACTGGAGAGAATTTTATTTAAAACCGTTAATAGATAAAATGCAAACAGTAGAACCTTTAGAATCACTAGATCCAATAAATCAAATAACATCTTTGTTACAAGATTGGACTACGAATAGACAGAATGCAAGAACGATGGATGATATATTTAATAAACTTCCATACACAGATGAAAGAAGAGAATATACTTATTTTAGAATGGAAGACTTCTTTAATTTCTGTAAGAAGAATCATTGGGAAATGGATAAAGCAAAGACAGGTAACTTATTAAAACAATTGAAAACTATATTTATAGAAGAAGTTAGAATGAAGATTAAAGGTCAAGAACCTAGATTAGTTAAGATTAAAACAATGAAGAAGATAGATCCTACAATATCACAAGTTAAATATCATGAGGAACATTTCTAATGAAAACAATAATATTAGGACCACCAGGAACAGGAAAGACTACAACATTATTAAACTTGGTTGATGAATTTATAAAGAGTGGAACACGACCACATGAGATAGGTTATTTTTCTTTTACTAAAAAGGCAGCAAGAGAAGCGGCAACAAGAGCTTCTGAAAAATTTGGATTAAGTATAGAAAATGATTTAATATATTTTAAAACACTTCATTCTTTAGCTTTTAAGATGTTAAGTATAACTAAAGATAGAATGATGAGTGCAGAAGATTACAAAGAGTTTGGAAATAAATGTAATATACCAATAAAGACTGCATCTTATTCTGATGAGAATGGTATCTTTAATTCAGATAATGAATACTTAACTATTATAAATACAGCTAGAATTAAAAAGATAGATTTAATGGATTGTTACGATTCAAGAAAGAATCTATTAGATATAGAAAGAGATACTTTGTTTTTGTTAGATCAAGAATTAAAGAGATACAAGAAGGAAAAGGGATTAAAAGATTTTACAGATTTATTAGAAGAATTTGTTGAAAGAGATTTATCACCACAGTTTAAAGTATTATTTATAGATGAAGCACAAGATTTATCACATTTACAATGGGAAATGGTTAAAACTATATGGAAAAAAGCAGAGAAAACATATATTGCAGGAGATGATGATCAGGCCATATTTAAATGGGCTGGAGCTGACGTAGATCACTTTATAGCACTAAAAGATGAGGTAGATGAGATTAAGGTACTTAATCAATCTTATCGTATTCCTGGTGGTCCTATACATGAATTATCACAAAGAATTATATCAAGAATCAAGAATAGGTATGAAAAAGACTATAAACCACGTGAAGAAACAGGTATTTTAAGATATCACACAGATATTACCCAGTTAGATATGTCTAAAGGAGAATGGACAGTTCTTGCATCAGCTAATTATTTTTTAGATGGTGTAAAAGAATTATGTGAATTACAGGGTTGGTATTATCAATACAAAGGATTTAACTCTATTAAACTAGAATTATTAGTAGCATTAAGTAATTGGGAAGATTTTAGGAATGGTATACCTTTAAATTATTTACAAATAAAAAACATATATAAATATCTTGGAGCTTATGTAGCGCCACAATATAGAGATGGTAAAACATTAAAGACAGAAGAAAGTTATTTAATAAATGATTGTATGCAAAAACATGGTTTACTTACAAACGAAGTATGGTATAAGTCATTTGAAGGTGTTGATACAATTACAGAAAATTATATTCGTAATATGAGAGCAAATGGTGAGAAGATAAATAAAACTCCTAGAATTATTATGTCTACTATTCACTCATTCAAAGGTGGTGAAAGAGATAATATTTGCATCCTAACAGATTTAACAGCAGCAGCTATAAGACAAAATGAATATGAACCAGATGAATTACATAGGTTATATTATACTGCTTGCACAAGAGCTAAAAAAGAACTTCACATAATAGAACCAAGAGATTTCAACAAGGCATATTTGATATGATGTTACAGAATGGGGTGAGAAAGTTACTTATAAAGGAGGGTGGTAGCTTCTTGCAAGAGCGTAGTTGGTTCGGGTTTCTCCACTCCAAACTTTTCGTATACCTGTTAAACCAACAACTACCACAATAAAATTATGACAAATAAAGCATTCTTTAAACAAGTAGGTGGCAAACATTATAAGACTATGAAGATACAGCCATCTATATTTATAAACGAAAATCAATTACCTTTTGCTGAAGGCAATGCAATTAAATATATTTGTAGACATAAATTAAAAGGTAAGAAAGAAGATATATTAAAAGCAATTCATTATTTAGAAATGATATTAGAGAGAGATTATAAAGATAAATAACTAAAGGAGAGAAGATGGAAATAGCATTAATATTATATGGCATATCACTTGCCTTATACATTTCAGCGATAGTAAAATGACAAGAACATTTCAACAGATATTATTTACACCACAAACAGAATGGGTGGTTCCAGAAGAACTAAAAGATCTACGTGGTCATAAAGAAATAGCAATAGATTTAGAAACATGTGATCCTGAACTACTTGAACTAGGATCGGGGAACGTAACTAATCGTGGAAAGATTGTTGGTATAGCAGTAGCGGTAGAGGGTTGGTCTGGTTATTATCCAATAGATCATCAAGGTGGTGGTAACATGGATAAGAAATTAGTTTTAAATTGGTTACAAGATTTATTTAAACAAGAAGCTAGATTTGTATTTCATAATGCAATGTATGACGTTTGTTGGTTAAGATCAGCAGGATTAAAAATGCCAGCTAAAATTGTAGATACTATGATTGCAGCATCTTTAGTTAATGAAAATAGATTAAGTTATAGATTAGATACACTTGCAAAAGAATATGCAGGGATAGGTAAAGACGAAGCAGTATTACAAGCGGCAGCAAAAGAATATGGAATAGATCCTAAAAAAGATATGTGGAAACTTCCATCTATGTTTGTTGGTCAGTATGCAGAAAGAGATGCAGAATCTACTTTAAAACTTTGGCACAGAATGAAAGTTGAATTAGATGATCAAGATCTTTGGACTGTATTTAATATGGAAACAAAATTATTCCCTTGTCTTGTTGATATGAGATTTAAAGGAGTAAGAGTTGATGTTGAAAAAGCAGAGAAAATTAAGAAATATTTAATTAATGAGGAAAATAAAATAGTAAATAAAATCAAAGGTTTAACTGGTGTTTCTGTAGAATTATGGGCAGCAGCTTCTATTGCAAAAGTGTTTGATGCTTTAAGATTACCTTATGATAGAACAGAAAAAACAGGAGCTCCTAGTTTTACTAAAAACTTTTTATCAAATCATCCTCATGAAATTGCACAAGATATTGCAAATGCAAGAGAGATTAATAAATCACATACAACTTTTATTGATACAATAACTAAACATTCAGTTAAAGGAAGAATACATGCAGATATAAATCAAATTAGATCTGATGATGGTGGAACAGTTACAGGAAGATTTTCAATGTCTAATCCAAATCTACAACAGATACCTGCTAGACATAAAGAATTAGGTCCAATGATTAGATCTATATTTATTCCAGAAGAAAATCATAAGTGGGGAGTATTTGATTACTCACAGCAAGAACCAAGAATATTAGTTCATTATGCTAAACTACAAAATTTAGATGGTATAGATGAAATTGCTAATGCATATAAATCAGGTGAAGCAGATTTCCATAGTGCTGTTGCAAAGATGGCTGGTATTGAAAGATCTCAAGCTAAAACAATTAATCTTGGATTAATGTATG